ATGTTTACAAATGTTTTACAAATGGTGAGAATGCGACATCAACCTACAGATAAAGAAATTTTTGACAACAGCAAAACAAAAACTTTTGTGGTAGACAGTCAAGATGTGCAAGGAGGTAGCAAAGTCAACATAGATGAAATACTTTCTAATCTAGATGCTTTAGAAGACAACACCACAAGCAATGCTATCAAGTCACTGAACAAAACACAAAAGTTGGCCTTCGATGTGCTGACAAGTAGAAATTATATTTTGAATCCTCTTTCTGAAGAAGAAGCTCTTGCTAGGGTAAAACAGCAATTCATTGACAACAGATCTGCTGACACAAGACTACAAGATAGATTGGGTGACAACTAATGGCAGAAAATAGAACCAAAAGAATCACAGACATAGAACAAGCCATCAAACAGTTTCCTGGACCGTATGTTGGATATGTCAAAAACCCAACAGATGTTAATAGGATGGGAAGATTGTTTGTTCATATTCCAGAACTGCATGGCGAGTATGATGAAACCAACAAACAGCAGTCTGCTCAAACTGTGCCATGTCAATACTGTTCACCATTTGCTGGGCAAACACCTTTAGGTGACACATCTCAAGATCCAAGAGAATTTGCCAACACTCAAAAATCATACGGGTTCTGGATGGTGCCACCAGACATCAACACCAAGGTGCTTGTTGTATTTGCAAATGGCAACACCAATCAAGCATATTGGATTGGTTGTGTGTTTGATGATTACATGAATCACATGACTCCGGGAGTAGCATCCTCTGACAGATTTGTAGGCAACAGTGATCAAAACTCAAGATATTTTGATGAACTTGGTTTGAGCAAAGCACCTGTGGCTGAAGCACAACGGCGTGCAGAATCAAACAATGTGGCTAGAATCAACACCAAAGCCAGAGAAGATGTAGCATTTACAACTCGACCTATTCATGTGCCACAAACAGAAACGCTTGTAAATCAAGGATTGGTGTCTGATGATGTACGCGGTACAACAACATCATCAGCAAGACGTGAAACACCTTCACAAGTGTTTGGAATATCAACACCAGGTCCAATTGATTTTGAAGGACAAAAAATTAACAAACGAGAATCAATCAACAGACATGGCAAAATTTATAATAACTCATCTGATGAATTTGATTTTACTCGAGTGGCGCATTCACGCCTAGGCGGACATTCGTTTGTAATGGATGATGGAACTCCAAGGTTTAGAGAAGGCAACCAAGACAAGACAACTATTGAAAATGAATTGATTCGTTTGCGAACTCGTTCAGGTGCACAGGTCCTACTGCACAATTCCAAAGACGTTGTATACATTATTAATAATTCAGGCACTGCTTGGTTAGAATTCACGCAAGACGGTAAAATTGATATCTATGCAAAAGATTCTATTTCTGTTCACACAGAAAACGACATGAATTTTAGAGCAGAACGTGACATCAATATTGAAGCAGGAAGGAATGTTAATTTAAAAGCAACTGGTGAAAACACTACAACTGGTCAAACCACAGGGCGTGTGCATGTAGATGCCGCAGGCAATTATGAATTGGTAGTTGGCACAGATGGTTTGATCAAAGCAGACGGCAGTATAAAGACATATGCAGGGACAGATTTTAATGTCAATACAGGTGAAGAAATACATTTTAACACAGATGGTAAGGTGTCTGCATCTGTTGTGTCTAGTTTATCAACTCATTCTACTTCTTCAAAAACATCTATTCTAAAACGCATACCCACACAAGAACCGTGGGCAGATCATGAAGACAAAAAACGTGATGAAGTTACAGCAACACTGACAGATAGGGAGCAATCATAATGCCAGGAGTTTGCAGAGATAACGACACAGCTGTTGGAGATCTTATTCCAAGTCAAACCACTGTGTACGCCAATGGTGAAGAAATCATTGTTGATGGTGATTCTGTTGCCAATCACGGATTGCCTCCTCATGATGCACCTACTATGATAGCAGGATCCAACAATGTCTTTGTCGACAACAAGGCAGTGTGTAATGCAGGCGATCTTGCAACTTGTGGTGATGCAGCTACAGGTTCGGCCAATGTTTTTGTAGGTTAAATATAAAAAATGGCAGTTGTTACATACAAAGATCAAAAACGCACCAAGCGAACATCACAATCTTCACAGGTGTTCAAAGGGTTTTCAACACAAGGCAGAGAATTTCTTGACCGAAAATTGTATGATGTCGAGCTAGTCAAACAAGATCTTTTGAATCATTTCAACATTCGCAAAGGTGAAAAACTAGAAAATCCAGATTTTGGCACCAACATCTGGTTGTATTTGTTTGATCCACTAGATGATGACACAAAAAATGCTGTGATTCGTGATGTTGAAGAAGTGATCAATTATGATCCTCGTGTGACTTTGGATCAAATTGAAGTACAAGAAGCAGAGCAAGGTTTGTCTGTCAAAATGACAGTGTTGTACATTGGTTATGCAATTGGCGAAACCATCAATTTACTTTTTGATTCAGAACAAGGACTTTTACAAGGTCCTGGACAATTTTTCAATTCATCAACAGCAAATTATTAAGTAGTCATATTTTGTTTACAATAAATATTCAATATGGCATCCAACACTAGACAGAACACTCTTTTGGCCAACACAGTGTGGCAAAAATTGTATAGAACTTTCAAACAAGCAGATTTTAAGTCATACGATTTTGACACCATTAGACGTACTCTCATTGATTATCTGCAACTAAATTATCCAGAATCCTTCAACGACTTTATTGAATCATCAGAATATGTTGCACTCATTGATATGATTGCATATGTGGCACAGTCGATATCATACAGAGTTGATCTCAATGCCAGAGAAAACTTTATTGATCTTGCAGAAAGAAAAGAATCTGTACTGAGATTAGCAAGACTGATTTCATATCAACCCAAGCGAAACACAGCAAGCTCTGGCTTTTTAAAAATTTTATCTGTCTCAACCACGCAGAATGTTTTAGATTCTAATGGTCAAAACATTGCAAACACTCCAATACTATGGAACGACTTGACCAATGACAATTGGCAAGATCAATTCAATGCTGTGCTCAATGCGGCACTGCCAAGAAACCAGTTTGTAAACAAACCTGAATTGAGCGCCACCATTGCTGGCATTCCTTCACAATTGTATAGAATAAATGGTGCTAACCTTGATGTACCAATTGTACCATTTTCAAAAAATATCAACGGTGTGAACATGGACTTTGAAGTAGTGCCATGTTCATTTGCAAATCAAACATATGTGTATGAAGAATCGCCTATACCTGGAAACTCTATGACCATGTTGTATCGAAATGACAGCAGAGGATTTGGCTCCAACAACACAGGCTATTTTTTACATTTTAGACAAGGTGCATTAAATTCGCAAGATTTTACTATCACCAACACAGCACCTAACACTGTGGTTTCTATCACTGAAAACAACATCAACAATGATGATGTATTTTTGTACAAACTAGATCAAAATGGCATCATTGATCAACGCTGGCAAAAGGTACCTGCAATTGTAGGCAACAATATAATTTACAATGAATTAGCAAATAACATAGTAAACCAATTTGCTGTGGTAACCAAAACAAATGATCAAGTTGATCTTGTGTTTTCTGATGGTGTCTACGGCACTTTGCCACAAGGCAACTTTAGATGTTATTTTAGACAGAGCAATGGTTTAACATATAATGTAAATCCTGCTGATATGCAAAACATAGATATTTCGTTAGACTATGTCAGCAAAAATGGACAAGTAAACACACTAACAATTTCTGCAAGTTTACAAAGCACTGTAACAAATGCATCACGATCACAGTCGATACAAGAAATCAAAACTCAAGCACCACAATCTTATTACACAAACAACAGAATGATTTCTGCAGAGGACTATCAAATACTACCTTTGACTCAAAACCAATCAATTGCAAAAATCAAATCACAGGTAAGATCGGCATCTGGAATATCAAGATTTTTAGATGTAGTTGATCCAACAGGAGTCTATTCGCCAGTGAATGTAGTGTCTGATGATGGATACTTGTATCAAGACGAAGGAACACAAACTTTTGATTTTCAATTTACCACAAGGGATGATGTTGAAAGAGTCATCAACAGCACTCTTGCTGATGTATTCACATCGCCGGCATTGAAGCAATATTACTATAAAAATTACGGAAGGATAACTCCTCCCACAGGAGTTACTTGGAACAAGTCTACTCAAACCACAAATCAAGTCACAGGTTATTTTAAAGATTCTGGACCATTGAGTGTAGGAACATCTGTGACAACAAATCTACAATATGTTACTCAGGGTGCCTTGTGTAAGTTTGTACCTACATCTGGTTCTCATTTCATGCCACAATCTGGTACACAAATGACAGGTGCAGGCGGACATCCTGGATCATCTGATGTAATATGGTCCAAAGTGGTATCAGTTGAGGGTGATGGCTCAAATGGTGGTCTTGGAAATCTAGCAGACGGTACAGGCCCAATTGTGTTGAATGATCTTGTACCTGCATCAGCTGTGTTAGACGAAATTATACCAAATTTTGTTGATGACATCACAACAACACTTTCTAATGCAATTATTTCTAATGTGGTTGAATATAATGATTTTGGATTGACATACAATGTAAACACTCAAACGTGGTCAATTATTTCACAAGATAATTTAGGAAGCGGCAGTTTTGATCTAAACCAACAAGGAGATACCAGCGGTAGTAATTTAGATAATTCGTGGTTAATAAAATTTGAAACTAATGGTGTAAGTTATACAGTGACTTATAGATCAACCGAATACACATTCGAATCTGCCACACGCAACAAATTTTATTTTGATCCACAAGCAAAAATAGTAGATCCGCAAACAGGTGTTACTATTAAAGACAAAATTAGAATTCTAAAAAGTAACACAGGTCCTGATTTTACCACCAGCATCACATACAATTATGATTGGCAGATTGTAGGTAATGTTACTGGATCAGATGGATATAACGACACAAGAAAAATAAAAGTTGGATTTTTTGATTCAGATGATGACGGTGTGATTGACAATCCAGATCTATTCACAACTATAGTTGCACCACAAGATGATGTAACAAACAAATATGTGTTTTTTGAAACAGTGACGGTGAATGGTTTTGAACAGCAAAATGTTGTTGATCAAACAAACTTTTTTGTCACAGCACTAGAATCTGATATAACTGATTTTTCATTGTACCCAGATGGTCAACTGTTTTATTTCTATTCCACAAACACCTTTGCAGAATATGACAGTACAACTGACACAACTTCAACACCTACAGTGTATTCTGCAAAACTAGGAAGACAAGATTTACTTTACAACTACAACCATGGAGCAAACAGAAACAGAAGAATAGATCCTGCTGTGTCTAACATTGTTGATGTGTATGTGATGACCAAATCATATGATGAATCATTACGCACCTGGCTAAGAAACAATCAAGCAACCTCTAAACCTAGTGCACCAACAATTTTTGATCTTGAAAGCCAATATCTTGCTTCACTTGATGGAATCAAGTCTGTGAGTGATGAAGTAATATTCAATCCCGGTCAATACACTTTGTTATTTGGTCCAGGAGCAGATGCAAACCTACAAGCACAGTTTAAAGTTGTAAAAAATCCTTTGTCATCCGCAAGTGATAATCAAATTAAATCAAGTGTGATTGCAGCCATTGATGAATATTTTAGAATTGATTTTTGGGATTTTGGTGATACTTTTTATTTTACAGAATTGGCAGCTTATGTTCACAATCAACTTGCTCCAGACCTACTCAGTGTGGTCATAGTTCCTGCACAATCTACATCAGGCTTCGGTTCTTTGTTTCAAGTATTTGCTGACGACAATGAAATTTTTATTTCATCAGCAACTGTTGACAATGTTGAAATTATCAATTCACTTAGTGCAGAAAAATTAAAAGCAACTGGGACAGTGGTTACCAGTGCAGAAGTTACATCTACAGCGACTTCAGGTACAGTGGCAACCACTAGCACTGCTTCGACTTCTAGTTCATCGACAGCATCGTCTAGTGGAGGCTACTACTAATGAGTAAATCAACTAGATCAAGTTCTCAACTTTTACCACAAATTTTTCAAACAGAAAAAAACAAAAGGTTTATAAATTCAACAATTGATCAACTTATCGAACCAAGTGTATTAGAAAAATTAAGTGCGTATATAGGACAAAGATTTCGTCCTTCTTACAGAACATCAGACATATATGTGCAAGAAAGCACCACACAAAGGCAAAATTATCAATTAGAACCAACAGTGGTTTATAAATCTGACGGCAACACAGTAGATTTTGCATCGCAATACATTGATGCTGTCAATGAAATCGCTGCCCAAGGAGGTTCTTCTGATAAACATGACAGATTATGGCAACAAGAATCTTATGCATATTCTCCGCCAATCGACCATGACAAATTTGTCAATTACAGACAATATTATTGGATTGCAAACAATTTATCTCCAATTACTCTTGTGCTTGGTCCTGGAACACAATCGACAATTTCCGTAACTAACAACGGGTTGGGTGCTTACAAGTTTTCTAACAAAGTTGATCAAAACAATCCAGATATAATTGTGTACAAAGGATGTACATATAATTTTGAAATTGATGCTCCGGGTCATCCATTTTATATCAAAACACAATATGGTACAGGAGATGCTGATCAGTTTGATTCAACTTATGTTGAAAATAATGGTGCATCTGAAGGAACAGTAAAGTTAAAAGTTCCTGCATCTGATAGTAGCACTACAGTAGATAACGTACTGTTCTACCAATGTGGCAACCACATATCTATGAAAGGTAGAATCATTATTAAAGATTTAGAATTAGAAGATTTTGATCCTGCTGAAGCAATAGAAGGATGTAAAAATTTTATCGATGCAACAGGCTTCGAGTTGACTAACACAGTCAATGTTCAAATTACATCAGGAGCAGTATCTAATTACACTAATGTAAAGTATTTTGTTAACGGTGTAGGCAACAGAATTTCATTCACTGATATTTCTCAACACGAAGTTGTAGAATCTTATGGCATAGAATCTGGAGAAATATTTGATGAAAATGGCACAGTTGGTTGGGACACAGTTGGCTTTGATAACAGCACGAGTCAAAGTACAGCACCAGATTATTGGACAATCAATAGAGAATCGCAAGATTTAAATGCATGGACCAGAGCAAATAGATGGGTACACATCGATGCTGTTAGACAGACAGAAAGCAAATTAAACACAACCATACCACTAAGCGAAAATATTAGAGCAAAAAGGCCAATTATTGAGTTTGTTGCTAATCTTGAACTGTACAATCACGGAAACAACGGAAGATTGATCGATGTAATTGACACAGAAACTACTGATGCACTTTCTAAGGTACAGGGAGAAGAAGGTTATTTTTCTGATGGAAC